CGGTCGGCTTGACCTGAACACCGATGCCGCCCTTGACGTACTGGCGGTGAGGATAACGGGTCAACAGCGTGCCGCGGGTCGGAGCCTGAATCGCACCGTAAAGTTTGCTGGTGGTGGCGCGGCGGACCTTGAGCTTGTCCTTGACGTAGCCGGCCTTCAGCTTGACCTGCTTGCGGATCTCGGTGCTCGACTCGGTGCGCACCACCTTAAGGGTGTGGTTGATCGCCCGGCTCATCGCCCGCGGCGCACCATTCTTGATGTGCGCCAGGTCGTCGTAGATCTCGCGCACGGCGGCCTGATCCACGCGAATCTTGATCGGTTCGAGGGCCATGGCGATCTCCTGCTATTCAGCGGTCGGGCTTGACGATCCAGGTGACGAAGGCGCCGTCGTCGGATTCCTTGGTGACGAGGCGCCAGGTCTCGGAGCCCACGGTGACGGTCTCGCCGCGCTTGGCGTTGGGCAGATCCGTGGCGTAGGCGGCAAGCTCGGTGCGTCGTTCCATCACGACGCCCTGCATGCCGGGCACCGTGCGCTCGACATCACGATCCACCATCACGGGGATCGTGGCCGGGTCGCCGGTGCCGGGGGTGTAAGTGGCCGACTGCGTGTCGGCCAAGTGCGCCATGACCGCCTCATCGAGGCGGTCGGTATGATCACTAAAGCTCATAGGGGATGCCCTGTCAGGTGTTCTCGGTGAGCTTGATGCAGGCCCGCGGACGGGTGCAGAGGTGCGCCGGGTTGGACTGCGCCTCGAGCTCCACGCCCTTGCCGTGCTTGAGCGCCTCGGAGGAGGAGTAGAACGGCAGGCCCAAGGTGTTCACGGCGTCCATGTAGTCGGCAGGCGCGAAGCGGGTGATGAACAGATCCATCACGCCGGTCGGCACGGCATACGCCTCGGTGTCGGCAATGATGACGGAGCCGCCACCACGGTAACGCTCCCAGAAGATGCCGCCGAACATGAAGCCGTCGCGCGGATCGTCACGCAGGCGAGCGCCGTCCTGATAGCGGGCGTAAGCGTCCTTCACTGCCTTGTGGCCGATCAGCTTGCGCCAGAAGCTCTTGCCGCACGGCACGGTGATGCCGGTGTAGGAGAGGCCGCCCAGGGCGTCCTCGACCTTTTCGTGGATGTCGAGCGCCTTGCCCTGCATATCGGTGGTGGCGGTGTCCATGGCCATCGCCACGATCTGCTGGCTGACGCCGAACGCCGTGAACAGGTCGTAGAGCACGGTGGCGCCGTCGGAATCCAGCACCTGACCCTTGATGGCACCGAGGCGGTGATTCTCGTGAGTCAGGTCGATGCGCCGCGCCATCTTGGCCAGGCGGCGGTTGACCACGGTCTGCACGGCCTGCTCGCTGTCCTCGCTGCCGAAGGCGCGCACGTTCTGCACCTCGTCGGCCAGCACGGTGGCGGTGGTCGGCAGGTGCGCGGCCTGGAAGCTGACGCCGGTGCGCTTGTTGGCGCCAACCACGGTGCCGGGGGCGCCGCGCGGCTTGCTCTCGACCAGGCCGAGTGTGTCGCCGTCCTTCTCGATGACCAGGCTGGTGGTCGAGATCCCCTCGGCCTCGAAAATGCCGAGGCTGCCAATCTGGCTGGGCGTGTACGTCACCTCGTTGATGGAGGCGGTCAGGCTCGACATGGTGAAGATGTCGGAATCGAAGATGCCCATGGAGAGGCTCCTTGTATCGGTGTCGGTCGCCCGTCAGCGGGCACTCGATGGTCGGGGTCAGGCGATGATCAGCGCGGGATGACGCCGCGGCCGATCAGGTCGTTCATGGCCGTGGTGGTCTGGCCCTCGGTGATGCCGTCCGGCAGACCCAGTGCATCTTCCTGCGCCTCGCAGGCGCGCACGTGGACCACGCAGGGTTGCGGGGCGGCGCTGGCATCGACCGCGCCATACAGCACGCCGACCGCGGTCTCGGTGCCGTCACTGGCAGCAGGCGCCAGCGGGACGTAATCGCCGTCGCCGTTCAGCGCCAGCACCGTGCCGGCCGGAAGGTCGCCGCTGGCCAGGGTGGCTTGCTCGCGGGAGCGGGCGCCGTTGGCCTCGGATACGATGTGCTCGCCGGTGTGCCGGCCTTCGGTGAAGCTCGCCATGTGAAATCTCCTTCAGTGGCGTTTCAGGGTGCGCGATGCGCGGGGTCAGGCCGGCCGGTCAGGCGGTGGCCTTGGTGCGGTTCTGGCGGGCGTAGATCGCGGCATAGTCGATGCCGGTCTTGTGCCCACCTTCGGGTGAGTGGCTGTTGTGGATGCTGTAGCGGTTTCCGCTGGCGGCCGCCACGTCGTAGATGTACTCGCTGGCCTGGGCCTCGGCCATGCCGTTGTCGATCAGCTTGTCGAGCAACTGAGCCTGCCCAGTGGTCTGGCAGGCCTTGACGATGGCGGAGACGCGGGTGCGCTCGGCGGCGACGATCTTGTCGGCATCCGGCGCGGGCGGCATATTCGCCACAGCGGAAGCGCGGATCTGCTCGAACAGCTCGGCCGGGATGTCATCGACCTTGGCCACTGCCGGCGCCTGTTGACGTAGCGCGAGAATTTGGTCGCCGAGGTCGGCGGCCTGTGCCTCGGCCTGCTCGGGAGTTAGGTCGAAGGCCAGCGCCAGCGCATCGGCGGCGGTCATGGCGGTGGGCGCGGGCGGCTTGCCGGCCAGCTGGGCGCGCAGGTTGACCAACTCGCCTTGCTGCTCGAGCTGCCGCAGATAGGGGCCGATGTCGGCACTGGCCACGGCACGCAGCTGGGCGTCGGCCTCGGTGGCGAAGCCCCACTCGATGGCCTCGTCGGCGCCGAGGAAGGTGTCGCCCTGGTCGAGAAGCGCGGCCACCTCATCGGCCGTCTTGCCGGTCGCCTCGACATAGATGTCGACCATGGAGGCGTCGATGGCCTGAAGGTTGCGGGCGGTCTCCTGCATCTCCTGAGCGGAGAAGAAGCCGACCATCAAGGCGCTGGCCCGGTGGGTCATCATGGTGCTGCCCACCGCCATCGAGCGGGTGTCGCCGGCCATCATGATCACGGTGGCGATACTCGCGGCGGTGCCGGTGACGCGGGTGTGCACCTTGGCGTCATGGTCGCGCAGGTAGTTGTAGATCCGCACGCCGCTTGAGACGTCGCCTCCGGGGCTGTTGAGCTCGACTGTGATCTCGTCCAGCTCGCCCAGCGCGTCGATAGCCTGGATGAACTCGCGAGCGGGCTGCTCGCCGGTAAAGTCGGCGATCCAGTCCGGCGCCCAATCGGAGCCGATGGGCTTGTCGATGACAACGTGAGCCGCTCGCGGATTGTCCGCTTGGGCCTTGGCGGTAAACCATTTCATGAGGTCAATTCTCCTCGTCGGTGTTGGCCAGGGCCGCGAGGGCCTGGTGCAGTGTGCCGTTCTTGGCCATGTGGCGCGGGTCGGAGTCGAGCAACAGGCCGTAGCGGTCGGCGCTCTGGTGGCCCTTGTCGATCTCGGCGTCGAGCTGTTCGATACTCCAGCCACGCTCGCCGGCCGCTTCGGAGCGCGGCTTGAAGCCGGCGCGCACCTCGAGCAGATCGGCGGTGCTCTCCTTGAGCGGGTCGACCCAAGCCCATTTCGGGGCGATCCAGTCGATGGCCAGATACTGCGCGCGGTTGCGCCAGTAGTTCGGTAGGCTCAGGGCGCCGCTGGTCACGGCTACGTCGAGCCACTTGGCGGCGATGCGTCGGCACCACTGGTGGACGAGCAGCATGGCTTGAAGCGATTCGGCGCGGCGGCGGAACTCGAGCAGCCCGGCGCGGATGGAGGAATAGTTGACGCCCTTCAGGTCGCCAGTCAGCTGCTCATAGGTGATGCCGGCGCCTGCGGCCACGGCCAGCAGCTCAGAGCGCAGCCACTCGGTGTACTGACTCTGGATGTCGGGTGGGTTCGAGAACGACACTTCCTCGTCGTCCTCGAGGTAATGGATGCCGCCGGGCGTGAACTCGTCGAGCGGCTCGGCCTCGCCGGGCATGCTCACCAGCTCGCCGAACAACGGCCCATCGTCCTCGGGGTCGTGGGCGGTCTTGCGCCGCACGAAGGCGCCGAACAACTGCGAGAGCTTCTGCCGGGCCAGAGTGGCGTCCTGCATCTCGTCGATCTCATACAGCCGCACGATGACGCTGGTCAGCTCCGGCACGCCGCGCAACTGGCCGGGGCGGCCGCGCCGGTACATGTGGACGATGCTGTCCGCCGGCACCGGCACGCGGGTATTGACCTCGCTGGTCAGCCGCTCATGCGGGTGGAAGCGCCACAGGTGATAGGCGGTGCGGCTTCCAATGCCGTCGAACTCGATCCCCATCTTGATCAGCCGGCCATCGAAGGCGCGGGAGAAGGTCGGGTCGAGGTGCTCGGGTTCGATCACCTGCACCTGCATCGGCACGGAGAGGCCGTCGGAGGTGCGGCGGTAGCGGATGCGGCCCAGCGCCTCGCCCGACTCAAACTGAGCACCAGCGGCCAGCGATTGCAGGCCGTAGAAGTTGTCGACGCCATCGGCATCGCACTCGCCGGCCCAGCGGTCCCACAATGACTGGATGCGCTCGTCGCCCCACTGCGGCTTGATGCCGGTGCCGACGAGGTTGGCGATGTAGGCCTCTTTCGCCTTGGCGGCATAGGCATTGTTGCGCACGGCGTTGTGGCTGCGCGCGACCAGGGTTTGCAGGTTGCGCTCGATGGGCGCGTTGGGGCCGGTGACGGTCGTGCCCTTGCCGGCCATGCGCCGCTTGGTACTGGCGCCCTCGTACTGGGCGCGCACGACGGTGTTGCCCCGGTAGCGGAGCCGGGGCTTGATGGATGCGGTCATCTCAGAGCCCCTTGCTGGTCACGGTATAGCGGGTCCGCGAGCGGCGGCCGGTGGTGGTCTGCAGGTCGCCGGCGATGGTGCGCTCCAGCGAGCGGAGTTTGTCGATGTCGGCGCGGGCGTACTGCATCGTGCGGCCGTCCTTGGTGACCATAGTGGCGCGATTGCCGGCCGCCAGGTCGAGGATCGCCTGGCGCACCTTGGCGAGGTCGTCGGTCGTGTAGGCCATGCGGACCTCCTAAATTCGGGGCTTGGCCACCTTGCGGCGGCGCTTGGGCGGTGCCGGCTCGCGCTTGAGGGCGGGCTCGGCCGGGCGGCTGCCGGCGTCGGGGTCGAAGACGAGCGGGTTGTCGTCCCAGTCGGCGGCCCATGGCGGCGGCGCGGCCCAGTCGATCTTCTCGACGCCGAGGATGATGCCGAGCGCCGAGTCGTAGGCCAGCAGGTCGAACGCCTCGTTAGGGCGCTTGCCGGGGCGGCTCCACTTGCCGGTGGCTGGGTCGCGCACCTCATAGGTCAGCTCGTCGTACCACCACCGCCCGAGCCAGGACGGAACGTGCATATAGCCGGCGCCGGGGTTGTCGCGATCCATCATCGCGGCCACCGCGTCCTTGAGCAGGTCGGTGCCGAGGAGGTAGAGCGGTACGTCGCCACGGGCACGGCTCTTGCGATTCTTGCGGCCAGTGTTGTCGGGCCAGCTCTTGCTGACGCGGTTGGTGGTGCGGCTGCTGCCGCCCTTGACCAGGTAGGCGCGGGACTGGAGGCCGTCCTTGCGCAGGCGGCGGAACCAGTCGTAGGCCTGCGAGGTAACACTCTCGCCGTCGTCGCCCTTCTCGCCGCCGGTGTCAACCGCCACGGCGAGGACCGGCATGCGCCGGGCGCTGCCATCGGCGAGGCGATAGGAGCGCTGGAGCACGTCGCGGGTCAGCAGGTCCCAGTCCTCGGGCTGCGTGGCCGGGCTGATCTGGCGCGGCGGCTGGTCGTTGTCCGGGCCGCGGTCCTCCTTGATGTTGAAGCGATCAACGAGCCACTTCTCGCGGTTGACGCCAGTGCCGTGGATCTGCACCACGAAGCGGCGATCCTTGCCGCCCTGAACGTCGACGGTGGCGGTCAGGAAGCGCACGCCGTGGGGCACGGTGCGCCGCTCGGTCTGCTCGGCGCGGTCCATCAGTTGTTGGCTGGAGCGCTGCACCTCACTGCGGCGGTGCAGGTAGGGCCGGCCCCAGTCGGTGTTGATCACCGTCTTGAGCGTCTCCTGCGAGCCGGTCAGCTCGAAGGTCTCCTCGGCGCGCCGGAGCTTC